ATCACAAGACATTGGTGTTGTCACGATTGATGAAAAATCTATTGAGAAGTATGGACAATGGCCTTGGAAAAGAGATGTACTTGCACAAATCATAAATGATTTAAGACAAGCAGGTGTTGGTATTATTATGATACCTATTTTATTTTCAGAAGAAGATAGACTCGGTGGTGATGATGCATTCGCAAAAGTACTTAAAAATAATGGAGTAGTCATTGCACAAGTTGGAACATCAGGGGTAGATAGAAATGCTGTTGATAGAGGAGTCGCAAGAGTAGGAAATCCTTTTCCATATCTTTTTGAATGGGAAGGTATGTTGGGCCCGATTAAGAAACTAGGTGAGAGTGCAGATGGTGTAGGAGTAATTAATACTGCACCAGAGATAGATGGTGTTGTGAGAAGAATACCATTGATAATGAAGATAGAAAGAATCTTAGGTATAAGTGGTGGATTAAGTTATGGACAAATATCTAATGTAGTAGAAGATAAAACTTATCCTACAATGGCAATAGAAGTTATCAGAGTTGCAACAGGAGCTCCAAGTTATCAAATCAAATCTGGTGAAGGTGGAATTATTGCAGTAAGAGTGCCAGGTTATCCTATCATATACACAGACCCAAATGCTAGAGTGTGGTTACATTGGAACAAAGAGTTTGAAACCATATCTGCATCTGAAAGTGATTTTTCAAAGTTCGAAGGTCGTAGTGTAATTATTGGAACTACTGCTGAAGGTTTGGGTAGTATTATTGCAACACCAGTTGGTGAAAAATATGATTACGAATTATCTGCATCCACATTACAAACTGTTTTAGATGGTAAACAAATTAATCGTTATGACATAAGTTTGTTTGTTGAATTAGTTGTATCAGTTTTATTAGGTATCTTAGTTATATTGATTGCAAGATTTACACCATATTGGTTTGTTGGAACAAGTATGATAGTATTGTATGGTGCTAGTTTGGTAGTTGCTTGTTATCTTTTCAATAAACATTTAATACTATCTGATATCAGTTGGATAATAATTGTCATTACCATAGTTGGTATGCACAGTATATTTAACAGATTCATTTTAGAGTTTAAGTTAAAACAACAAATAAGAAAACAATTTGAAACTTACCTAGACCCAAGACAAGTTGCCGAGTTACAGAAAGACCCCAGTAAATTAAAACTAGGTGGTGTTAGAAAAGAGATGAGTTTTCTATTCATGGACATTGTAGGATTTACGCCAATATCAGAATACTACAAAAACAAAGATGACCCAGAAGGATTGGTAGAAGTTATCAATGACTACCTAAATCGTATGACTAAGATTGTCCTAGACAACGGTGGCACAGTTGATAAGTACATGGGTGATTGTATCATGGCATTCTGGAACGCACCATTAGATTGTGAAGACCATGCTGAGATGGCAGTCAAGACTGCTATTGAATGTGCAGAGGAGACTGATAGACTAAAAGAAGACTTTAAAGCAAAGGGGTTACCAGACATCAATATAGGTTCAGGAGTCAATACAGGAACTTGTATCGTGGGTAATATGGGTAGTGACACCAGATTTGACTACTCAGTCATAGGAGATGCTGTCAATCTAGCAGCTAGACTAGAGGCAACCACTAGGAACTACAAAGAAGAAGATGGTGGTATCGTATCTACCCTATATTCATCTCACACCATGAAGCAGTTAAAAACCATCAAATCAGTAGAAGTAGACAAAATCAAGGTAAAAGGTAAGGAAGAATTGGTTACAATCTACAAACCCCTCTAAATTAATTTACTTTTCTTAATAAAATCAATAACTTATACCCTTGACAAACCATGTCTGGACCTAGTATAATGGTTACATAAGATAAACAATGAGGGGTACGAGATGAAATCAGTAAAACCGGCAAGTTCTTTAGAAGAGGGCGCTAAATATATGATAGAAGCAATGGTAGACGACTATAATGATGTAGGATACACTACAAAAAAAGTTGACACACCAGACAACTACAAAGTAACAGAGGGTAGAAAATATATGAAAGTTATCAGAGAAAATTCTGTTACTGCATTTATCGCTAAAGAAGATTTCAAACATTTCAAGAAAGGTGATGTACTAAAAGCATCAAGTTGGAATGCTCCAGCACTAAACAGGGCTAGAGGGAACATATTTGATGGTATGTACCCAATAGAATGGACAGGTCCACTATATTTAAATTAGGGGTTGACAAAACATGTTTGATGCTGTTATAATGGTTACATAAGATAAACAATGAGAAGAGAGGAAATATGAACAAAACACTAATAAATGAAATGAAGAAACTAGACAATTCAGAGTTGAATGATGTTATGGATATGGCTCGTGAGTTGATGGTGGTGAACGGAAAGATGACATTTAAACCAGGCATGAAAGTTTTCATGGTACAAAAAACTAAGAGAACTCCAGGCGTGATAGTAAGAATATTACAAAAAAATGCTGTGGTTGATTTAGGTCCTGGCAGGAATTACAGAGTTCCAATGTCAATGTTGGAGGCAGCGTAATGAATTCAGATACAATAAAAACACAAAATTTTAAAGGCAAAAGAACAACATCTTTAGTCTTTGAATCTGATTTAATACCAGAAATCCAGAATGAAGAACACGATTTGACTCTTTTCAAGGCAATAATTAAACAAGCAATTGATGATACAATGAGTGAGAAAACAGCAAAGGAAGAAATTAAAGCTGGGGTAGATGCTTATATTTGGATTGTTAAACCGTCAAAAGAATTTTTGAGTTACTGTAAACAAATAGGTAGAGACCCACAAGTGATAATTGATTATGTCAGAGAGTATAGTGGATTTAATTATTTGGAGGAAGAGTAATGAATGACGCTGATATAATTTTAAGAACTGTTGCTACTAAGATATTAGGTGGTGACATTACAGAAGATGATGCTTTAGTTATTTTAGAAAACAATTTAAGACTGTTAACTGAATTAGCTGATTTAAATATAAAAGACAAGTATGATGCATTATCAGAAGTTTACAAAATGACAAACAGTATTTATGAAGACTAATTCAAACAAACCTAGCCAGAAATTTCAAGTTCGTGGTGAACAGAAAAATAAGTTTACGAAGAAACGACTAGAAGAAAAATCTAAAGGACTAGGTGTATCTGTTGGTGATGATTTTAATAAAGCATTACGAATCTTTAAAAAGAAAGTTTTAAATGATGGTAGATTAAATGATTTTCATGAACGACAATTTCACACTAAAAAAAGTGAAAAGAAAAGACTGGCAAAAGCTGCTGGTAAACAAAGGTGGTTGAGAAAGTTTGCTGAAACACCAGGCCCACATCAACCGAGAAAACGAATTAACAGAAAAAGGACAACGTAATGAATGTAAAATTATTAAGACTAACTACAGGTGAAGATATAGTTGCAGAAGTAACATACTCAGATGAAAGTATAACTACAATATCAAAACCTTTTGTATTAATACCAATGGCACAAAATCCAGGCTCTAGTGCAGAAACTAAATTATACTTTTCACCATTTATTCCATATGCCGATGATGAACAAATGAGTATTAAGGAAAGTAATATTATTATTGTTAATGAACCTAAACCAGAAATAAAAGAAAACTATTTAAATTATATCGGTGCAGTTGTGCCAGTTGAGAATAAAATTATAACATGACAGATGAAAAGGATAAAGATATGGATAATGTTATTTATGGCCCATGGGGTTCTGACCCAATATCTAATAAGTATGATAAAGGTACTACAACGTGGATTAAACAGAAGTATGATAGAGAATTAGACAGAAACAATTCTCAGTTACAAATGAAAGAAAAACTTGCTAAGATTGATGCAATGACTGAGAATGTTATGGTTCAGATGATACATACTTTTAGTGAAAATGGTTATGACATTACAGACGAACAGTTTATATTAGATGTAGGTTTTTTATCAGAAGTAATTAAAGGTGCTTTATCAAGACAAGAAGGTCTACCACATATCATACAAGGATTTATTGAACAGATAATGTCGCCAGAAAAAACAGAAAATGAAAATGGTGTAGATTTACATTATTCTAGATTTGATTCACCACTTTTGGCAGATATCATAGAAATGGTTAGTGAAATAACAGAAGATGAAGTTGATGTAGAGTTTTACTCAGATACAGAATTGCAGAAACTTTCTGATGAAGAAAAAGAAGAATTAAGACTTCTTAAAGAAGAAGATGATGAGAAAAAAGATGACTGAACATGAACTATTAAAAATAATTGATAATGAATTAATAGATTGCGATATAGAATTTGCAGAAGACAATGAACCTGGCACTATGAAAGTAACATTTCATTTTGACACAGAAGAAAAAAATGATTGACATAACATGTCTGGGCCTGTTATAATGGTTCATAAAGTAAAGAATTACAATGTTGTAATTGCCAATATGACTATTAGAGGCATAAAAATTAGTCACTTTAAAATTTAATAATCAGGAGATTATAATATGGGTAGAAATAAACTATCAAAGACACAACGAGTTATTAATGCATTTGAAGCTGGTAAAACAGTTACTTGGAAAACATTAAGAAAAACATTTGACCTAACTTCACCACAAGCAATGGTGGATAAACTAAGAAGTCAAGGTTATATGATTTATACTAATAAAGATGCTAAAGGTACTTCCTATAGAATGGGTGAACCAACACAAGCAATTATTAATGCTGGTGTAGGTGCTGTACTAATGAACGGTAAAGCTGATAAAACAATCATCGCTGCTGGAATCAAAGCACTTTATGGAAATGGCGTAGGTTACGCTTCTTAATTTATTAAGAATTTTAGTGAGGTGGTTTTCGAACCACCTTTTCTAAATTATTATAGGGATTTAATATGATATTAATTGACATGAATCAAATCACAATTGCATCTGTAATGATGCATCTGAATATGAATGATGGTGAGATGGATGAAGAAATGGTTAGACATATGATATTAAATTCAGTACGATTGTACCGTACTATGTTTAATGAAAAGTATGGGGAAGTAGTCATAACATATGATTCTAAGAATTGTTGGCGTAGAGATGTATTTCCACAATACAAAGCAGGTCGTAGGAAAGGTAGAGAATCAGATAACAAAGATTGGAATAAGATTTTTGGATTACTCAATGACATCAAATCAGAAATCAATGAGTTTCTACCATACAAAGTTGTAGAAACCTATAGTGCTGAAGCAGATGATATCATTGCTGTACTGTGTAAGAAGTATCAAGACGAAAAAATTATGATTGTATCTGGTGATAAGGACTTTATACAGTTGCATAAATACAGTAATGTACGACAGTACAGTCCTATTACAAAGAAACATATAAATGGGGTTGACCCTGTCGTATATATAAAGGAACATATACTTAAAGGTGATAGGTCAGATGGAGTACCTAATGTATTATCA